TTAGCATTTCCTTCATCTGTATCTCCATCATTTGCTGTATAGTGATAGACCAAGAACTTAATGTCTTTTGTGTTTCTTTTGCTTCCATAATTTTTTCTATTAGCAATATTTGTTTTTGTTTTAAAAGCCATTTTCTTCATCTCCTTTTTCTAGATTATAATTATGAGATGAAATGCCTAGACAAATGCCTAAAAATGTATCTATTGCTGTAATAGTTCCTACTACTTCTTCTCCATAAGGAAAATTCCAAATTCCTGCTAATGCAAAATACAAAGTAGCACAAGCTGGTAATAATATTTGTGCAATCCATTTAAGTACATCATAAACTTTATTTGACATAATAAAGCCTCCTTTCTTTTCTCTTAATCTCTAATTTAATTATATCATACACACATAAAAAAAAGCAATAACACCAGTCATTGCTTTATTAACTATCATCAAACACTTATTGCAGTAATTAATACGGAATGTGATAGTTATAAACTTAACATCAATATTGATTTTAGATATAAATCAACTACATTATTAATAGAATTATTACTTAATGCAATAAATTCACAAATATCTTCATAAGTAAATCTTTTTTCTTCATCTTGATATGTATGTCCATTTTCATATAGCCAAACATGAGCAAGTTCGTGTTTTAAAGTAAATAACATTTGTTCAGGTGTATTTTCTTCAATACATATTTCTCTTGTTTCATAATTTGACCTTCCAACATAACTGTTCTTACCTTCTAACTTTTTGACATTGTATATTGTGTAAATTCTATTATTAATTTCAAATTGACATATCTCTTTCATAGCATCTCCTTGGAGGCGTGTACAAGATTTGCACTTGTGTAAGAAATTTTGCAGACTTCCACCTAACTACTCGGACAACACGCCATATATAAGGGTATTTCTACCCTCGTTTTATTTTTCCATCATTTGTTTTAAATGATGATAATTTTCTTTTTCTGCTTGTGCTACTTTCATAAGCATATTTTTTTCTTGTGGATTAGTAGCCATTTCTGATATATCTTCTAACTTACGATATTGTTCTCTCATATCTTCCATAGCCATTTCTAAATCTTCGTAGTAATCTTCTTGTCTGTAATTTCTATAACTTCTACGATTTATCTTTCCACCTCTACGGTCATAATCTCTTGTCCTATAATCATCTCTATAATCACGATAGTCACGATATTCTCTATAATCATCTCTATAATTTCTATAATCTCTGTTGTCATAATCTTCTCTATAATCTCTGTTATCATAACCTCTGTTACTTGTACTCATATCGTTCATTATACATTCTCCTTTCTATTCTCTAGGTATTATAGTAAAATAAAGAAAAGTTTTATCTTGTTTTGCGTCCTCGTCCTCTATAAAATCAATAGTAAACTTCATATAATCTTCTATGTTATCTTGAAATAAATCTCTGTAATCATTGTAAGCACTATTCATAACAATGAAGAAATCTACATCATTTATATTGTCAACACCATATTGTCTTTGTAAATCTCTTGTTTCGTCTAAAGTCCACCTCATTCCACTTGGTCTCATTTTATGTACAATGTTTTCAGCCATTTTTTTACTTAATACATTTCCATAAGCCATTTTATAAAGTTTCATTTCCATTTCTTTATAGCATTTATCATCATATTTTTGTACTATTTCCATTGTATCTTCTAACATATCAGATAATTCTTCCATATCTTCTACTCTACCATTATCTACTATTTTTTCAATATAATCTTCAATTTCCATTGTTACCTCCTTTCAAAAGAGATATAATTTGTTTGTTTTGATCAATTATCGTATCAAGCAAATCATCTTGGTGCTTTAAATATTGCATTAAATCATTGTTATTAAAATCGTTGATTAATATTTCATAGCTTTTTATTTGCAATATATTCGACAAAAGTTCTAGTGTATTGTCAAAACTATTCATTATGCAAGTCTTTCTATTGTAAGTGATGGATTATTAAAAACAACTGGATTATCTGTGTTATTTTTAATTGTGAATATATCGCAACAATTACAAGGAACTTGTACTAAAATTTCACTAGCAATATTTTCAAAAGTATCTGGTGTAGTTCCTGCTGTTTGCATTTCTCCACCTATAATGTTTTCTCCAGCATTTGTTATATTTACTGTTATTTGTCCTGCTACTGTTGGAGATACATTTGCATTAAAATGTATTTCATAAATTCCTGCTTTTGTTATTTCGAATATTCCACTATTTAAAGTGCTAAAATTAAGCCAACCTTGACAAGGTTTACAAGAATTTGTCCTTACATTTGTTCCATTAAATAAAACATTTGCTCCTGCTTCTACTGTTTGTACAGGATTAGTATTTATAGCATTAATCATTATTATTCCTCCTTCATAAAAATAGAGATAGAATATATCTATCTCCTTAAAAATTAAAGCAAAAATCACATAAGTGAAAATAGATATTATCTAATATTGCTTATTAAATTAAATTGTTCCATTAAATCCGTTGCAACCACAACCATTGTTACAGGTAAATATTGGTGTTCTTCCATATACTGGTGTACTTGGAACTGGGCAATTTGAAAGTCTGTTATACAAAGCATCTACTTCATTAGCAAATCCTTGTGAAATGAATGCGTTTTGCTCTGTTTGGCTATTTCTTAAATTAGCTTCTGTAAGTTTTAATTCTAATTCGTGAATTTTATCTGTCTTACCGTCTAACTCTAATTGACATAGCTTATCTAAAATAGCTTGAGTGTTAGATGTTGCATTTGTAATAATATCTCTTGTATTATTAGCATCGGCAAATCTTGTCATATTTCCTTCATTTTGAATTAAGTTTTGAGTTTGACAGTTGGCTAATCTGTTTTCGCAACAACAATTTAAGAAACTTGTGTTTAGGTTGTAATATCCATCTTTGATACTATCATTTAGCGAATATGTTGAATTGCAAATTTGACTAGAAATTCCATTTAAGTCACTTCTAATTCCATTAATATCATTACTTAATTGTAATGTATTAAATCCATTGTTTGTGTTTTGCATAATTTCTTTTTGTCCATTAGATAGCCAAGCATAGTTATCGTTAAAACCACCAAAACCACCATTTCCGTTGTTTCCAAAACCGCCAAATAAAGCTAGTAATAAGATAACCCAAATCCAATCAGAATTATTTCCAAAACCGTTTCCAAATCCTCCACCATAAGGGAATACTGGATAACCATAGTTTCTGTCTGTGTTACCTACAACTGCTGAAATATCAGCTGGTGATAAATTATCTCCCATAATGCTTTCCTCCTTTCTTCAATATTTATAATAAATGTTTATTGCTAAACAATTACTAACTACTTCATGTTTTGTATTTGTGAAAGAATATTGTCAGGAACTCCATATTGTTTTGCCCTAGATAATAAATCTTTTTTTTGCTCTGGTGTAGCATTACCCATCATTTGTTGTAGTAATGCTTGAGGATTTCCATTACTTTGCATTAGATTTTGTACTACTTGATGTCCTTGTGGGTTTCTTACTTTCAACTGGCTTAATAATGTTTGTATTAACGGATTTTGCATTTTCTATTTCTCCTTTCAACTCATTTACTTGCCTTTGTAAATCTAATATTTCTCTGTCTTTCTCATCTAATTCAATTACTTCTTCTGTGCTAAATGTTCTGATATTTCCAGAAACATCTTTTACCCATATTGTAGAAAAATCTTTTTTGGCAAATATTCCTGTTTTCATTACAAAAGTATTCTTTACTTCATCAAAACTATCTGCATATTTACTTTCTAATTCTGTATTATTGTTTTGTGGTGCTATTTGAAAATTCTGTGTAATTGGTTGTTGAATAGGTTGCTGATTTTGTTGTTGTTGTAATTGTCTCATTTGAGTGTCAATTCTATCTCTCATAGCCTGTAAATCTTGCATATAAAACTGATTATTTGGATAATATGTGTATGCCATTCCTTAATTACCTCCTAATTCTTACGAAAATCAATTTTAAGCTATTTTTAATATTTAGACATAAACTTATATTCCTAAATATTATTGTTTCTTTAAAACTAATTTTCGTTAGTCATTTTATCTAGTTTCTTTTCTATTTGTCTCAAGTTATATAAAATACAAAAAAGATAATCGGCGACACTTACTTTGTACTTATTTCTGCATCCTTTTTCTTTCATTCCGATTATCTCCTTTCTTTTTATTAGATTATAAAATATTTCTATAATACAAAAATGTTAAAAAAGTGCCATCTTTTTGTATTTAGGCACAAAAAAAGAAGCCCATAATTGGACTTCTAAATGTTTATCATTAAACAATTTTCATAATTTTCTTTTTAATTGATTTTATTTCTCTTGATACTGTTCTTTCGCTTAAAGACATCTCTATTGCTATTTTTACTATTTTTTGTCTACCATGTCTATCTGTAAGTCTATCAAATATTTCTTGTTGTCTATCGTTAAATCTAGCATTTTCATTAATAAAATCTAATTCGTTCTTAGTAAAGTCATAATTCATAAAATTACTTCCTTTTTATTCTTCTAGCTCTTCTTATTTTCTTTCTAACTATTTTAGTTTGTTTTGCTTTTGCCATATTATTAATCTCCTATATTTTGATTAATTGATGAATTATCTCCCTCTGTATCAGCATCTTGTGTTGTTATAGTTTCTGTTTCTTCTATTGGTTGATAGATATACCAAATAAATAATCCTATTGTAGCAAACCATAACATTAATACAATTATAAAAGAAATAAACCATCTTTTGCTTTGTGCTTTAATTTCGTGCAACAATTCTGTTGCTAATGTTTTTTCTTCCATACTATTACCCCCTATACATATCAAAAATAACTTTTACTGCTATTCCAATTATTGTAGTTCCAATAGCTCTCCAAGTCCATTGAGAATTTGATTTTAGTTCTTTAATATTTTCTGTGTTTTTTTCAATGTCTTTTTTTATGGGTTCTATTTGCATATTTGATACTTTGCCAAAATTATCTAATTTTTCAAAAATTATATCCGTTTTTTTATCAATGCTTATCAATAGTTCTCCACTTTTAGACATTTCATCTTTAATTTCAACAACTTCTGATTTTAAATTATCAAATTCTTCTCTACTAACATATTCATTGGTCATAGTTAAAGTCTCCTTATAATATAATTATAACATATATTACATTTTTTGTAAATGTTTTAATTTAACTTGTATCCTATTATTTTATAAATTAGATTATTTACAGAATTATCATCTGCAATTGTATGAGAAGAATTAACAGTTAAAGTTCTATTTCTTGTATTATAAATAGCAAAAGATGTTCCAGAAATTGTATATATTGTAGTTGTAATTGATGACCATGTTCCGCTTGATGTAGGCCATGAAGACTGTGTAACAGCCGTAAATCTTTCAACATTATCAAGTGTTTCTTTAAAAGTTTTTACTGAATTTTTTGCATAATGATATGAATTACTTGAAAAATAAAATATTTCTATATAATCATAATTATTAGCATTATCTAATAGTGTTCCTGATGAAGCTCCTGATGAATTACTATATAAAACTGTTCCATTTATTGCATCTTCTACATTTTTTTGCATTAAATTAAGATTGCTTGCATTTAATGGTGTTTTAGTGCTTGGAGCATTTTCCCAATTTATTTTTCTCATATAATTATCCCCTTTCATATTTTATCTTTAAATTTAGATTTCCTGATTTATTCGTATTTAATCCTTGTGTGTATCTTCTTCCTGTGTCTATGTAATCTGCACCATCTTTTTGATATACTCCATATTCATATATAATCCAGTGCATTTGTGCTTGATGTGGATATAAAGCAGATAAATACTGTGTTACTTGTATTATAGGGCTTAACTCGTCTGTTGTAGTAAATATATTTCGTTTTATTGTAGTCGGTACAGTGCATATTGTAGATAATATGTTATATTGTTCTTCTGTAAAAGGTTCTATTACTTCTTCTGCTAGTTCGTATATTACTTCTGTATTATGAGTTGATAACCATGTTTTGAAATCAGCTAAAGTAATAGGGACACCAGGGCAAAGATAAATAGCATTTATATTACCCCCAAGCAATTGTATTCCTTCTCCACCATTAAACACAACAGTTTGTGGTGTAGATACAAAATAATTACATAAAAGAGGATATATTATAGTATCATTAACTCCGTTGCCATTACTAAAATTAGACAATTTAAACTCAGGATAATTAGGATTGCCATTATGAAATATCCAATCTTCGCTTCCGTCTAATACAACTCTACCTACTCTCCTATGTATGCCATCTTTTTCTATTGTATCTTTTACTCCATTAGGTAAACTTCTTAATGGTTCTGTTGGCAATGTATAATATATAGTATTATTTTGTTTTATTGTTATAGTTCCTTTACCATACTCTGAATATGGAGTAGCTACTGTGCCTTTTTGAAGTTTAATATCTTCATAAGTTGCTGTCTTACCATTTGAGCTAGAATAATCTATGCTAGAATATAATGTTACCCTTACTGCTGTTCCAGATAGTGTTATTGTTCCACTAGCTCTTTCATCTCTTGATAAATTTACAAAGCCTAAAGAAGTTCCGTTTGCATCATAAAAATATACTCTTGATATATTATATGTTGTATCATTTGAGGTTACCTTAGCACTAAAAGTATAAGTTCCTGCTGGTATATTTAGTCCATATTCTTGATAAAACGATGTAAATTCTTTTGTGCCATAATTTAATATATTCACATCATCTGCTACACTTTGTATTTCTACTGGGTTGCTTGGTGTTGGTGTTCCATCTTGTATACTTTTACCGTAAATATCTACAAATGCTTGTGTTCCTTTTCCATCTATTGTTTTGACATATAAAGTTACAGTAGAAGCTATTTCAGAACTAGATAATTGTACTTCCCATTGATTTGCTGGATATAATCGACTTCTAGGATACAATTCCTCCCCTGTATATTCTTCAATAGATAAACCTTCTATATTTATTTCATTATCTGCTAATGTTACATCTAATTCTTCTATTGGTATTAAATTATCTGTTGAATTGTTGGTATATCCTGTTCCTACACTTATTAATTTTGCTTGTTCAATTACTCCAACTTCTTCTTCCTTGTCAAAATAATTGTTTCCTCTTGGCGATAAATTAACAGGAAATGTCTCTGTGTCAGAACTAAAATCTAAATCAGTTATTATTTCATCAACTCTTTGTATCATAAACTCTTGATTATCTTGCACATATAAATTATAGTTGCTTACATCTACAATTGCATATAATTCTATTTCCTCATATTCTCCTTCTGGACTAGGTTCAACAATAAATTGTCCAAAACCTATTGATAATATCTTTTGTCCAACATAAGGTTGTATTTGCTCTATATAATTAGAAGAATATAAATATTGAGTTGTAATTAAATTTGGTGATTTAACATCATCATTATTGTATTGATTTTTCTCATTCAAGAAAAAATCATAGTGCATTTCTGTCATATCAGGTGTTATTTCTTCTACTACTGTACAATTAATCATGCATACATCTAGTTCTTTATCTGTTACTGACAATGTAGAAGTTGCATAATAGTCTAAATATTTTTGTAAAATTAAATTATGTAATTCTATTTCTTTTTCTCCATTTTTTATTTTTATATACTTATTTTTAACTTTCAACTTCTACCACCTCATTTTCTTGTATAATTGTATCTCCACCTGCATATTCTACAATATATTCTACTTGTGTCTTATCTTCTTGTTCTTCTTGTTCAGGAGACCTAAAGAAATCAATATAATTATCTAATAAACCTGTATTTCTTAATGTGATTTCATAAATAAATGGATTGTTTCCACTTTTAGTTTTATTTATATCTGTTACAACAAAATTGCCTATTACTAAATATTGTGGTAGATAAAAAACAATTCTATCTCCTACTTCTATATCATTGTTTTCATCATAAATTATCTTGATTTCATCTGTGTTTTTGTCATTATTAACAAATTGATTATCAATAAAATCAATTAATTCTTCTGTTGTAAACCATTGTTCATTCAAATCTATAATTTTTTCAATTTGTCCTGATGGTGTTACATTATCTTTCATTTCTTCTATTTGTTGCCAATTAAATAATTTCATATTTGCATATCTTAATTCTGACATAGTATATAGCAAATTAATTTGTTGTGTATTTTGCGTGTTATTCTTTATTCCTACAACCATATTCGTGAAAAAGCTATCATATTGCAATGTCCAATCCTTGTTTTCATCATCTTTTTTTCCTATATTTGTGTATTGTATATAATCAGAACTTCCAATAGGATTTAGTTGACTTATTATATCAGCATTTTTACTGCTACCTGCATTTGTATACTCAAGTTCTAAATGTGGAAAAGAAGCAGTATAATCTGGATCCTTTAATATTCTTTTAGCTGTGTCTATGCCTACAATTATTGGATTATCAAAATAATATATATCACCTGATTTAACTGTTGCAATTGGTGTAGATGAATAATATGAAAAAGTATTAAAAACTCTTACATTTTTTGCATTGATTATATTTGCATAGTCTACACCATTAATTTGTGGATTAATAGTCATTAACCCTTGTATTTCATCTTTATAATTTGTAATATTTATTTGTTTTATTGGACTTTTTGAGAACATATATTCAATAGAACATACCGTTATTCCTTTATCTATATCTATATTCCAATATAATGAATTTTTATTACATATTTCTTCTATTAATTCTTCTACTGTTCTTGATAATCTTCTTATTGTTATTGTTTTATTTGGTACATTTATCTCTTTGAAAAAATATCCATCAGGCAATAATACAGAAAATATTTCCCTTATTATGTTCTTCAATTTATCTGTCTTATTTATACTTGTTACTCTTTTAGTTGTCATTTTTCTTGGAGATAATAAAGTAATAGATAATTCCATTTCTATTTGATTTTGTTGTTTGATTTGAGGTAATGTATATGTATCTATGTATCCTGTATATAATTTGTTATCTTCATTATCTACCAATTCAACTTCTTGTAAATAATAAGGTAAATCATCTATTGTTTTTCCTGCAAAATCTAACACTAAATCACTAAAAGTTATTTCTCTGCTTGACAAAGATATATTTATATCATTAAGAACAGGAACTGTTACTCCTGACCATTTTGCATAATACATTAATATGCACCCCCTGTTCTTAATGTTTTGCTTACATAAGGTGTTACCATTCTTCCAACTTTTGTTTTATCCATATATACATCAGAGCCTTCAAGTGTAATATTTGCATTTAATGTCTTTCCTATTATAGCTTGTGTACTTAAATTAGCACTCAATTTTTGTGTTTCAAAATCCACTGCTGATTTCATTCCGTCAAATACTTTAGGTAAACTTTTTTCAAATCCTTTTCCAAGTCCTAAACCTAAAAACTTACCAATCTCATTTTGAAATACTTTTGATGGAGAATGTATTCCAAATAATGCTTTTACTTTATCAACAATTCCAGAACAAAATCCTTTAATTTGGTTCCATATCCACTGTCTCATATCCTTAATTCCTTGCCATAATCCCTCTATTAATTTTTGTCCAGCTATTGCCATATTTAGTACACCAGCAACTAAGCCATCAAATATAGCTTTTATTATTTTAGGTATTGCTTCATTAACTTTAGGCAATAATTTAAACAAACCTTCAATTAATTTTTTTATTAATTTTCCACCTGCTTCTACTATTTTAGGTAAGTTTCTTGCTAATGCCATTACTAATTTTGATATTATTTCTGGTGCTTTTTCTATTAATTGTGGCAATGCTTCGATTAGTCCATCTGCCAATGCCATTATTATTTCAATTCCAGCATCAATCAACATATCTATATTATCTAACAATGTTTCTGTTATTGTTATTATACATTGAACTACTTGAGGCACTAAACTTGGTATCATTTGTGCTATTCCTTGTGCCAATGTTAATATTAAATTCATTCCCATTGTTATTATTTCAGGTAAATTATCTATAAATGTTTGAAGTATTGTTTGAATTACCTCCATTATTATAGGTATCATAGTTGGTATTGCTTGAGTTATTCCAGTTATTAACTGTTTAATCACCTGTACACCTGTTGTTAATAATTTAGGCAGATATTTAATCAATCCGGTTACTAATGATAAAATAATTTCTCCTGTACTATCTAATAATTTAGGCAGATTATCCATTATTCCATCAATTAGTTTTTCTATCAGTTCTTGACCTAATTCTATAAAAGCTGGTAGACTTTCTGTTATTCCATTCATTATGTCTGGAATTGCTTCACTAACTATTCTCAATATGTTTTGTGCAACATATCTAACACTTTCTACTACTTGATTTAGATTTCCAGAACCACTTAAGAAATTTGCCCAACTTGCCTTAAGCATATTCATACTTCCTTCAAGTGTTTGTGTTGCCTCTTTTGCTGTTGTTCCTGTTATTCCTAATTCTTTTTGTATTACATGAATAGCACTATATACATCACTTAAATTCTTGATATCATACTTAACTCCAGTTATTTTTTTAGCATCTTTTAAAAGTCTTTCCATTTCTGTTTTAGTTCCACCATAACCAAGTTTTAAGTTGTCAAGCATTGTATAATTCTGTTTAGCAAATCCTTGATATGCGTTTTGTATAGCTTCCATTGATGTTCCCATTTTATTTGCATTGTCTGACATATCTACCATTGCCATATCGGCTATCTTTGCAGATTTTTTTGTATCTCCTGCTGTACTTTGTAACAAAGAAGCACTAAAAGAGGTTACATTTTTCATGTATTCATTAGCACTCATTCCAGCTGTTTTATAAGCATTATTTGCATTTTTAATTACTTCTTTTGCACTATCTTTGAAAAGTGTTTCTACACCACCAATAGACTGTTCTATTTCTCCTCTAGCTTTTACACTAGCTGTTACTAACCCAGCAAATGCTGTTGCTACTACTCCTACTCCAACAGCTACTCCTTTTAATGCTGTTTTTCCTGCACTTGCTAATCCTGATAATCCTTTTTTAAAACCGCCATTGTCTAATTTAGTATCAATTACTACTGAACCATCAGCCATATCATATCCTTTCTAGTCAGGCTCATAGGCTCTATTTAAAGACTTATTTTTGATTTTGATTTCTATTTCTTTTTTACAATTTTTGCACATTATATATATTCCTTTTGAATGTGCATTATTTTCATATTTTATTAATTTCTTACTACAATAAGGACATACATACCATTTCATATTACCAAAATGCCTTTCCAAAATCTGCTTCTTTTTCTTCAACTGTTCTCATATCTGGTAGTGCATATAATTTCTTTAATTTCTTATATCTTGCCTTTTCTTCTTTATCTTTAATCTTTCCTAAATCTATTGCTCTGTATCCCATTATTTTTACTATTTCGTTATTATCATTTAATCCTTGAAATAGTGCTTTAAATTTCCACCAATGTAAATTTGTACTATTCAAATCTATATTATATTGTGACAGAAAAGCACTATATATATATTCTGCATCAAATTCATAGCTATAAATTTGTTTTGTGTTTGTATTTTCATTATTCTTATTTTCGTTTATTTGAGTTCCACCTCTGTAAAACCATATCATATCATCTATTGCTGTTTGTACATCTTCAATTTCATAATAGAATAAATTTAGAGCTAACTTTATTTTATCTTCTTCTTTTATTTTTCTGTCTTGCATTAACAATTCAAATTTTATGCACTCCCTAAAATCTGTCCTTATTTTTAATCCTGATGGAGTATGTGTTGGCAATTTATCTAGTAGTATGTTTATATTTTCCATTTCTTCTTGTATCCCTATTTGGTTGGTATCTTTGATATACTGCTTCAATATCTTTGTTATATCTTATTTTTTCATTCATTATATCTTGAAATACATCTGCGTGTTCTTTTAAGTTTTGTTTACCGTTAAACAATTTTTGTGATACACCTTCTCCAAATACTTCATCAAGAAAATTATCAATTATTTCACATTCAAGTCTTATTTCTTCTGACATAGATATTTCTTTTTCTTTGTATTGTTCTGCTTTATCTACTAATTTTTGTGTTGCCTTTTCTAATCTTTCAACATCATTTGCATCTAAAAAATCAAAATCAATTTCTATATTTTTTATTTTCATATTTTTAACTCCTTTTATAAAAAGGGACAATGTTTATTGCCCCTATTAAATACTTGCTGTTGGTGTAAATGTTGCTGTCATTCCATCAGCACTTACAGTTGCTGTTCCTTCTGTAATATCTCCATCTGCGTGGAAAGTACCACTATATGTATATGCATCTGTACTATCTCCATCTGCATCTGGTATTATGCTATAATCTCTTAATCTAGCTTCGTTAGTTTTTGTATTAACTGTTAATATTGATACACTTTCTCCAACTAATTCATTATCATGAACATTTGCAATTGTTTCGTGTATTTCATTTCCTACTATTCTATCAAAGCTATATGCGATTTCTGTTGAATAACCTGTTACTGTACTTCTTTCTGTCTTTTCGTCTATATATCTTCTGTCATAAGTGCTAGAATTTAAAGATTTTCCACCTTCTGTAAATCCTTGCATTCTTGTATAAACAGGAGCTTGTGAAGTTCCAGTATTCATAAAGTTTACTATATCAGCTCTGTTATAAATTTTAAAAGCATTAGCCATTTGTTTTTCCTCCTTTTTTATAATTCATAATAAGTAAAATTCATCTGTATAATATATATTGCTGTTGTTTCTGTTTTTTGTAAAACATAACTTGGACTTGTGCATTCTATTTTAAAAGCTCCATCAATATCAGGTAAATTATGAACTCTATTTTGACTATCTATCCAATCAACAAAATCTTCTCCAAATTTACTGTTTACTAAATTATCTACAACCATACTAGAAAGAGGTGCTGTAACTGTAAAATCAAATGTTATCTGCTTTTTTCCACCACCATCTATAAACGGTTGTACTAATGGTTGCGTTGGAGTTCTATCAATAGAATAAGAATATATATCGTCTTTTAGATAATCAACATTTATTGTATCTCCATCTAACAACGGACAAGTTTCTATATATTCTTTTATTAATTGCATTTTTGATTTTTCTTCCATTACTATACACCTCTTTTAATATATTTTTGTAAATCTCTTTCAACTTGACTTCCTTTGTCATTCATCATTCTTTTATCCCATTCTGCACCTCTTTTAGGAGCACCTTGAAATTTCAAAGACTTATTTGATATACTTCTTTTTACTCCTGCTGGTTTAGAACTTCCCATTGCTACTTTACCTTTATACATATAATGTGCATAAGGTTGTATATATTTTATCGAATGACTATTTGGATAAGTTTTAGTATTTTTTAATGTACCTGTATTCATTGGAACATAAGGATCACATAATCTGTCTACTTCATCTCGCAAAAATATATTTGCTTTTCCACCTAGATTAATTCCGAGCCTTTTTTCTATTTTTCCTGCACTATCCATTTTTATTTTTTTTACATCTACACTAAACATTATTCACTTACTCCAATTTTATAATGTTGTAAGCCACCTTTTCTGTTATCATCTACACTTACCACTTTAAATACTTGATATTTTTTAATTAATGCCTTCAAATCAAAATCATCATCTATAATACCTTCTACAATATAATCTCCAGTATTTATATTTAATGTTTCAATTGTAGGTATTGTTATTGAGCCTGTACTTCCTTTTTCAAGTCCGTTTATCTATTAGATTAGTCTTTTTATTATGTCTAAAATAAACTTGCTCAAAAGCCATTCTCGTGGCTGTGGCATTGTTTAAATGATATACTGTAATAGAATGTATGAAAAATTTACCCAACGACATCAACTCCTTTATAAAGTAAAGGTGTTCCGTCTATTCCTGCTACATTCCATAAATAAGTAGTAAGAATGTTTTGTTTTTTATCGTTGTAATTTTTCTTTACTTCTTCTGGGCTTAAATATGTTTCACTCCAGCCCTCTATATTTTGTGATGATAAATTACTCATTTCACTTAATTTTTCATTTTCTTCTTGTAATAAGTTTATTATCAAACAAGTAGCATATTTTACTTGCTCTGGAATGTTGCTCTTATTTATTTTTCCAAAAGTTTGTTGTTCTATATAACTACTTGCTTGAATATTTAATTGATTAAAATTGTCAGGTATGCTGTCAGCATCTAACAATTCTATATATTCATTATCTGTTACGAATGTAAGCATACCTTTTTCCTCCTATTCTATAAAGAAACTGGTGTAGAACCAAGTTTTACTACAACTGCATTTTTGTTTGTTACAGCATTAGTATAAACCATTCTTCCTTCTAGTTTAGAAGCTCCAACATGTGATCCATCTCTGATATCTACAACTCTTGGTGCAATTGTAAATTCATCGATAGCTTTACACCAATCTGGTGCATATACTATGTATTGTGCTCCTACACTTGATAAATCTTCAGTTATTACATCAACTCCGTTAATTCTTCCAACTACACCTTGTCTAGCAAGTTCTGCACCTATTTGAGATGCTGTATTAGAGAATTTTGCGTCTGTTAATAATAATACTTCTGTATCACTATCAATAGCTACTTTAATTCTGTTAGCTTTTACTCCTAATCTTTTTATTGCTGATATATCTTTTAATATATCTGCATAAATTGTTTCAGCTGTACTGTCTGTTCCAGCTGTTTTAGATGCTGTGTAATTTCCTTCTGTTGTTAATACTGCAAGAGCGTCTGCCTCTAATGTAGAAGCTACTGAATAAGCTCCACTTTCTAATCTTTGTGCTACTAAATTGTCTGGTACTGCTTCTGCTTCGTATCCATCAATTAATTCATTTATAACTTTGTTTTTGTTTACTGGTATATCTAAATAATCTGTTGCAGATGTTGTTAAGTCAGCTCCTGATACTACATCATAGTCTTGTACTTCTACATCTGTGTTTCTTACTGGAACTTTAACAGCTCCTGCTTTTGGATCTCCTTCATAGTCTGTTGTAAATGTGTTTCTGATTAATAAATCAGGTCTCATTAATTCTACTATTGAATTAATATATCTTTCTTGTCTTTTATGTGTTCCATTTGTTGGTGTTACTGTATTTGCCATTTTAAAATTCCTCCTTAAATTTTTATAAATTCATATCTGGGTGTTTTTGCTTTAATATTGCTAACACCCCATCTGTTTCGCTAGAACTAATAGACTTAACTGATGTTCCAGTTGCCTTTTGTTCTATAAATTCTTGACCTTTGATATATTTAGGATTATCTTTTAAAAATTGTCCTAAATTATCTTCAAACTCGCCTTCCATATTGCTAACTGTAAATAAAACAAAATCCTCATACTCTTTAGAAACATTTGCGTCTTTCAACTTTAATTTATTTTCTAGTAATACAATTTTTTTATCTTTTTCTACATATTCAGCTTCTTTTTCGGCTTGTCTTTGTTCTGCTGTTTTTTGACTTTCTTCCCATTCTTTATATTTTGCAATATCAATTCCACTATATTTCTTTTCATATTTTTCTTTTAGTTTCTTATCCATTGCATTAAAATCAGCTTGAGTGTAAGTCTTTTCAGCTTTTTCCTCAACTTTGTTTTCATTGGCTTGAGTTCCAACTTCTCCTGTTCCTTCAACTTTTACATCTTCTACAGTTTCTGTGTTATTTTCCATAACAAATACCTCCGTTTTAAGTCCATCTGAAGTAGGACTGATTACCTTCATTGTTCTTTTACACCTGCAATAAAGTAAAAAGGTATTTATTAAAGACTATATTTTTAGTCTAGAATAATCTTTTTTGCTATTTGTTTGTTTCACAAAATCATTTAGCTTACTATTGTTATTTTTTAATCTATTCTTCATATTCTGCAAGTCTTGTTCTATTTTGTTTCTGTCTATGTCCTTATTATTGCTTGATAATATTCCTTGTAATCCTGCTATTTCTTTTTTATTATTCCTTATATTTCTTTCTAGCTTTCTTTGTATTTGACTTGCATTATATTTGCTTATTTCTTCGCCATTGTAGTTTACTTTTTCATTTCTTAAATCTTTTAGTTCTTTACTACTATATGTCTTTGTAGAACCTTTATAATATGGACTAAATGTATGCCTACAATTCACACCACATAACCCTGTTATTGTTCCATATCCACATTTGTCATATAATTCTTTTTCTGTATATACTTTTCCTTGCCATTCTGCGTGTTCTGGTCTTGCTCCACTATGTGCAGATACTTCATATAAATCCCAGCCTAACTCTTTTCCTCTTTCTAACTGTAATTCTGTATATGTTTGATTTACACTTGTTAACACATTGGTTCTTATTGCACTTTCTATACTTCTTTTTGCTCCACTTGGATATTGTATAACAGCTCCTTGTTTACTAACTCCCTTTACTGCATCTGATATTGCTTGTGTATAACTTTTAGTTCCTGTACTTGTTTCTAAATATGCTTTATTCATTGCATTTATAAACTGTAATTGTGATGTATTTGCCATTGTATTAGTTAGCTTTACTATGTTACTACCAGTCTTTTTAGAACTGTCTTTTAATTTATTCATTACACTATTACTTATTGCAACATCTTTTATTCCAGCTGATTTATAGATTATATTATCTCTATTTAATGCTTTAAGTCCCGCATTTTCAAATATATTTTCTATTTCTGCTATATTTACATTATTAGCTTCTGCAATTAGTCTTATTATATCTTCATACATTAATCCCATTTCTTGCAATATCTTAATATTATTATATGAAACTGTGTTTATGTAACCTACATTTGCTATCCTTCTTGCTGTTTCTTCTATCATTTGAAGTTCTAAATCATCATATAAACCTGTTACTTGTCTTTCAATTCTATCAAAATCATTATCTTTTAGCATTTATTATTCCTCACTAATATTTTCAAATCCAAATGCTTCTTGATTACTCATTTTTTCTTCTTGTATGCTTTCTAGTTCTGTTTGTGCTTCTTCTTCTGTCATTCCCTTAACTTCTATTAAATATGATTTCTTACTTCTTAATCCTTGACTTACTTCTTGTAATGCTCTTAATTGTTCTGCATTTTTATCTTCTATAATGCTATCATCTGGAACTATTGTTATATTATTTGTCTTTATTCCTTCCATTTCACAGATTACTTTTACCAAATCATAGATAACATCATTAGTTATAATATCATAATGTACTTTTGTTCTAAATGCATCTGCGTTTTCACTCATTACTTCTGTTGCTGTTCTTAATCCTGCACTATCAAACTTGTAGAAATTATTTCCTAGTCCTAGATTAGAACTTAGCCAATTCAAATCTGCATTTATTGAATTTATGTGTTCTTCTGACCTTATGCTTAAATCAATTTCCTTAACAGGTTGACCTTCCATTCCATTTATTCCAACATAAGCCTCATCGTTACTGTCAAAGTATTGCACCATTCTTACATTGCCTTCTGTATCTGCTTGCATTGTTCCTTTCATAGCAGTAGGATCAACCAATATTCTTTTCTTTCCTAGCTTAAATTCTCTAAAAAAGCTATCATATTTAATATCAATTCCTTTAAATCTATCAATGCTATTTGCAAATACTGATATTCCCATTGGACTATCAATATCTAGGTTATTTGCTAAATTGGGCTTAAATACTTGAAATCTTGGTGTGTCTGTTTCAACTTCTTCTAGTTCTTGTACATCAGGAAACATTGAACTAAATTCTATTTCTCTACCTAATTGTAATTCATTTTCTGACCTATATAATTCATTATATTTTCTATATATTCCTTTTTCATATTCGTGATATGTAATATGTGTATAATATACTGTTTTCTTTCTTGCTTGTTCTGTAAATCTACTAATTGTTACTAAACCATTGATATATGAGTTAGTATATTTGTAAGGTATAATAACATCTCCAGTTAGATAATCAATAATTGTTTTTCCTTCTGTGTTTTTATATTCTATTAATGCACCTGTTCCTATTGCAAGTGCTTTTTCTAGGAATATTGGAAAGTTTATTGTAAATGAGTTTTCTTTGCTGTCTAACACTTCCCATAATCTTTTTGTAGCATTTTTATTGCTTAAATCTATCCTTGTTTTTTCCGTCCATAATAATTTTGCTATATCTTCACAGACTTTCTTTGCCATGTTCATTGTAAGTCTTTCCATTTGCACTTCTTTTCCATTTACTACTTCATTATAATAATGAAAATCATCTACATTGCCTTTGTACCATTCTAGCCACATTTCTTGGTAATCATATATGTCTCCAACCACTAAATTAATTCCTTTTTTACTTAATGATTTTGCAATGTTATCATATAATTCCATTTTAACCTCCTATTGTTTCAAACCTAGCTTTTGTAGGTTATCTTTTATCCAATATTGAAAACTATCTATTGAGTGGTCACAATATGTATAAGAATAATCGTTTGTATGTGTATTGAAATATTTGTCTGCCTTAAATTCTTGTTCTGTTTTATCTGGTATAGGCTTTCCTTTCTCTATACTTCCTTGCAACCATTTGTAATTAATAAATTCTTTTGTAAATATTTCTGTGTTGTTATTTCGTACTATTTTAAATTTCTTCTTGCTTATAAAATCTTGACTGTATTCAATTAACTGTTCTTTGTTGGTTCCTTTATCAACTGGGTATAATCTTCTACCATAATCTTTAAAAAACTGATTTCTTAATGCTCCGTTCTGCACTATCTATTGTTTCTCTATCTGTTGGTGCTTTCCATTTCTTATTCATTGCTATTTCAAAATTGAATATATCCCTGCTTAATTCACTTGGTGCTTTTTTGTTCGGTTTCTCATTTGGACTGTAATAATATATGTCTAGTAAATACCAATATCCATCTATTCCATATCCATAGCAATTACAAGCTGTTGCTGATGTTTGATGTCCACTATCTATTGAAAAGTCTAAATATAACATTTTAACATTTTCTTTAACATAGTCCTCTTGTATATATTGTAACATATCTGGATTATAAATCAAGCCCTCTAAACCTATTATTTCTCCTAGCCATATCCAGTTATATCTTTTTTCATCATTCTTTTTTAACTTTTCTGCTTCTTCTATTGCCTTTGTTCCTATCCATTCTTCTGGAACACTTCTGTAATCAGTATGCGATATTAGATAATCTTTATCACCAACTTTACTTGCCTTCCATTGATTTACCCAGTCATATTTGTTTTTAGGTGGGTTATAACTATATAATGCCATAAACCAGTCGTTGTTTCCTCTTGTAAATGTTGCTTTAATCTGGTCAATTGTATCTTCGTCTTTAAATCCTGTCAATTCTTCAAACCAAACTATTTTAATTAGCTTGTTTTCATCTATCATACCTTTTACTGCTTCATAATCATCGCCACCAGCAAAATATATTGTGTTTTCATTATTGAATTTTATTTCCATTGGTGCAACTGTTGTTTTGTAATCTATTCCTTCTATAAGTCCTAACCTTTTACAAGCTCTTTTTAGTTCTTTAAATACACTGTTCCTTAACTCTGTCTTGTGACTTCTTAATGCAACTGCAGAACAGTTGTCATTAGCTAAACAATTATAGATTATCTTAATAGCTATCATAGATGTTTTGGTTGAGTTTCTTCCACCTTCATATATTTGATTTGTTTTCTTGCTTTTAAATGTATTCCAGAAATGAGGTGCAATTATATCTTTTATTTTAATCTGCATCTTCTACCTCGTCAGTATCATCTATTATTTGTATTCTTTGTACATCATTCTTTACTTCTATATTATCTTTCTGTCCTAAATATTGCTTACCTAACCATATTGCCATAGTAGGATTTTTTTCTGCTAATTGTAATTGATATCTTCTTAACGCTATTTTTCCGCCTTCTTTTTTTTGTGAATAAATAGTCGCAAAGTCAACACCATAAATATTTTTACACCATCTTATTAATGTATCTTTACTTACTTCAAACCAACTCATTATTTCTGTTTCAGTACATTGCATTTTACACAAATTTTCAAATTGCTTTTGGTCTATCTTTATTTGTGCTTGTTTTATCTGTCTCTTTGCCATTTACTCACTTCCTTTTTATATTTTCTTTATATACATAAGGTCTTTGTCTTTATTCATATACATATAACATTGTAATGCTTGTTTCTGTAATCTATGTAAACATTTTATATATTGTAGTTTTTGTTTTCCTTTTGAATTATTTATATGCTTCTTTATTCCATCTATTTTATCTAAATGTTCTTGTATCTTTACCATATAAAACTCCTTAATTTAATTTTATAGCTTTTTCTCCAGTAAAGTTTTCCCACCTTTGTATTATTACATCTATATAATGTGGGTCTAGTTCCATCATGTAACATTTTCTATTTAATTGTTCACAAGCTATTAATGTACTACCACTACCTCCAAATCCATCATAAACTATTTCTTTATCTTTATTGTCTCCTAATGCCATTGCAATTAATTCTATTGGTTTCATAGTAGGATGAACTGTATTTTTTTGTCTTTTGCATTCCCATATATCTCCTCTAATAGTTTTCTCTCCACCGAATTTTCCATAGTAAAATATTATTTCATGTTGTTTAAAATACTTATCTAAATGTTGTGCTGGATTTACTTTATTCCAAATTATCATTGCTTTTGGTGCCATTCCTATATTAGTCATTGCTTTTTTAAATAAATGTTCATATTGCCAACTACAACATACATAAGCAGTATCACATTTCATAATAGACTTTTCTAAAAAATCAACAAAATCTTCATCGTTCATTTTATCATTTTCTATTGTTCTTTTGTCTTTAATCCCTGAATATGCAATATTATAAGGTGGGTCAGTAAATACCATATCTGCCTTTACACCATTCATTAATTTTTCAACATCTTCTTCTTTTGTGCTATCTCCACACATTAATCTATGATTTCCTAATTGATATATATCTCCTAATTTTGCTTTTGGCTCTTCTGGAACTTCGGGAACTTCATCTTCTATTATTTCTTTTTCTTCATCATCTTCTAAATCTAAATCAAATCCAAAATCTGACATATCTATATTTAATATGTCATCTAATTCTTCATTTAAAATATCTATATCAAAATCACTATTCATTGTTAATTTATTATGTGCAAGTGTATAGGCTTTTCTTTCTTCATCTGATAAATGGTCAAGCCTTATTATTGGCACTTCTTTATATCCTAATTCTTTACAAGCTATTAACCTACCATGACCTTCTACTATTTCATCTTTCCATATTCCTATTGGATCTATCATTTCAAAAGACTTAATACTATTTTTAATTTGTTCTATTTGCTCTCTTGGATGTTCTTTTGCATTGTTTTTATATGGCTTTATACTATCTATATTTACATATTCTATTTTTAATTTTTCCATATTATCCCCTTATTTATCTAAACTTTTTCTTTTATTTAAAGTTGTTTTCTTTCTTGTTTTAGGTTTTTCTTCATCTACAATAATTTCAATTATTCTTACAAAAGGAATATTGGCAGGATTTTTATATCCTTCCTCATTTAGGAAATATTTAGCTATTTCTTCTGGACATTCAAAAGTATCTCCTAAATACAAATATCCTTCTTTGTTTTTGCTTGATATTCTTCTTACAATGTTTTTTAATTCTTTAAACTTCTTTTCGTATGTAAATTCTTTAATTACTTCTACCTTAATTTTCATTTTAAATTCTCCTTTCTTTTTATTAATATTGTTCATAAATACCTGCTTTTACCCTTTTAATACATTCTTTTATTCTTTCTTCTAGTATTGGTATCATTTCTTTGTGTTTTAATTCTGATATCAATTGCTTTTGATGTCCTATGTGACAATATGCACTTGCGTTCCAAAAATCACTTCTTACTTGTGATACACTTTGTGTAGTGTTCATTCTATTCCAGCAATAACAAGTATCTGGAATGTTTATTACATTATTGAAATCAAGATTATCTGCTAGTCTATATGTCCATACTCTATCTTCCATTAAGCTGTTCTCGCAGAAATATACTATTTTATCTTTTCTTATTACTCTTGCCCAAGCTGTACACCATAAATTGTTATTAATTGAATATAAATCTTCATAACATACAGGTTTATTTATGCTTGTATACATTATGCCTTTTTTATTTATCATTTCACAAGCCATTGTCAGCATTTCGTGATTATATAATCTTTTGTTAATGTTTTCTAATACTTTGTTATGTTTCCACCAATCGTCACTATCTAAAAAACAAAAATAATCAAAATCTAAATTTTCTAGTGCATATTCAATTCCTACATTTCTGCTACCACCGTTATATCTTTTTCTTTCGTTTTCTATCAGATGTACCCTTTTATCTTCATTCATATAATTTAAAATAGTATTTACAGATGTATCTGTACTCATATCATCTACTATTATCAATTCAAAATCTTTATATGTTTGATTTAATATGCTTTCTATACAATTTCTTAAAAATGTTTTTTCTTTATATTCTCCGATGGTCATTATTATAATTTGGAACTATTATTGCAAATTTATAATCTTTTTTGTTTAAAAATTTTATATCTTCTTTGTCATATACATAATTTTTGTTTATGCAATTTAATTTTAACTTTATTAATTCATCTAATGGTTCATCATCAAATACATAAATATATTTTTTACTAGATAAATCTTTGACCTTTTTTATTGTTTCTTTATCAATAGCAATTTGCATTAACATTCTCCTTATATAATTTCACTTAATCTTATTCTTCTTTTATTTGCAGTAGGTAATATTTCTTTTTCACTAGGTTTTATTTTATTCTCATCTTTAATGTAATCAACGCACTGCACCTGTAATATATTACTTTGTACAACACATATTCCCTTTACACATTCTTTTGCCTTACAAGTTGTACATATTTCTTCACTATATCTTTTAAATAAATCTTGTAACATAGGCTTTTTCTCCTGTATTATACACTTAACTAGGATTGTGCTATTGGGTATAATTATATAATATTTACAAAGAAGGTGATTGGTATTTCAAACTTTATCTATTAACCTTACCTAGTATCGGCTAATTTGCTAATAAAAAATAGCAAGAAAATCCTATGTGTTTATTGATAAACATATAAAATTACTCTTGCTATTATATTCTATCATATTAATTTATTTCCTTTGTTTTATTTTTCGCCTTTATTATATCACTTATTGCTATTTTTTGTCAATATCTATTTTTCTTCAAAATATTTTTTCAACTTCTCTCTAGTTTTACCACCTAATATAGTTATTCTGTAAGGTTTATCTATGTAATCTAGCATGTTTTCTATTACTTTATCTTTCTTATCTTCTATTTTATTTATTTTTACTATTCTTGCATTTTCATTGTGCCAATTTTCTAACACTTGTGGCAAAGCACCTTTTTTATATCCTTCCTTATATGCTTCCTCTATTTGCCTATCTTTCTTATCTAATTCATTTAATACAATATCTATTGCATTTTCTCTTTCATAATATCTTAAAGAAAAATCTGGTGGTTGTTTTAAAATTTTAATTGCTTCTTTAATGTTCATCTGTATTATTCCTCCTTATTCGAAAAGTGAATACATCCAAAATCTTCGCCAACTTCAAAACTTGCAGAATAACTTTCATAATCTGCATATAATAACATATCTCCTTTTTCGATTTTATTTTTCTCTTCATCAGTTAAACATACATTATATAAAAATTTATCGCTTTTACATTCCCCATATTTTTTATTTTCCCATTCTCTAATATTTCTTTTAAAATATTTACAATTTTTACATCTATTCATTTGTATTATTCCTCCTTAAATCTCTACCACACATAGGACAGTAATTGATGTTTATTTTCATTTTATGTCCGTACCAATTTATGTCTAATATTTTTTCGTGTGGTTTATCAAAGATACATACATGAGCATTTTTATCTAATGGTCTATAATATCCATCAAAATCTTCATTACAATACTCACACATCTGTATTATTCCTTTCATCTAACATCTATTTCCTTTCCACAACACATACATATCCATTTTAATTCTTTTCCTCTTTTAAAAATATAATTATGTAATCCTTTTTTACACAAGTATTTTGATTTAAAAAATGGAAATATACAGTTTATTTTTTTATGAATATTATAAGTATCTTCTATACTCATCATCTCATCATCTGTTTTATCTTTCATAGGCTAATCCTCCTTTTCTATATAATTTTCTTCTATTTTTTCCATTAAATATTTTTCGAAGTCTTTTAATTTCATATAATCAAAATCTTCTGACAAGACTACTTGCATTATTTGTAATGCCATTTGTAATTCTTTTGCTCTATTATCATTTTGTACAAGTTTTTCGATAATTTCTTTCTTTGTTGCTGTTTCTATGAAATCTCTAAAAAATTCTTCTCTTAAAATTTCTTGTGCCTCTGTCATCTTCTTATCCTCCTAAAATTTATTTTTTAATTTTAAAATACATTGTTTTATCATTAGCAATTAAATCAATGTTTGTTGTCATCATAAAATTACCTTTTAAGTGTTTATACCATTTCATAGTTCCATTAATATATTTTTTATGAAAACTATCATTTTTAGTATTTTTATATTCTTCTATATATTCTTTTAAATTATGAAATATAAATCTTAAATCATCTTCATTTACATTATCTTTACAATTAATTTGTATGTTCATATATCCTCCTAAATTTTATATTCTAATGAGCTAAATTGCTCTTTTGTTACGATTGATTTAATTTCTCCTATTGAATATAATTGTTCTTCATTTTCTTCTAAAAAACAAATATCAGTTATTTTTCCATTTTTGTCTGTTAATACTTTATTAACTTTATATCCATTCACATAATCTCCGTACTTTTATAAGGTCAATTATATTTTTTGAATGTTTTACTATTTTCTCATTCTTTTCAAAATAATAAAATTTATTTTCAAAAGTTTCCCCATTTCCTAACATCACTTTGCTTTCATCTCTTTTACCTTCTTTATATTCTAGCCATGCAAAGATAAATATTCTGCCTAAATTAGTTCTTCCGTATTCTCCTACTTTAATCTCCATTGTTTATCCTCCACTATTTCTATTTTTTTATATTTTAAATAATCCTCATCATTTAAAGGATTGATATAATCTGTTTCTGTTCTTTTAATTAATCCTTGTCTAAACAAACATCTTGCCAACAGTTCAACATCATCATTAAATTCATCAAATACTACTTCTATTGCAAAATGCGAAAGTATATTGTACTTGTCTTCAAGTTCTTTGTAATCTTTATATAAATCGTTGTATTTTTCTTGTAATCTATTTATGTGTTTTTCTCTTATTTCATTTCTGTTATATTGTTTTATTTTATTTTCCATTGTATTCCTCCAACATCTTCATATAAACTTCCTTTTCTTGTATTTGTTCAGTTAGACTTTGTTCTAGTTGCAATATTTTTTCATTCTTTTCTTTAACTTCCCAATGATATATTGCCATCATTAAAATTAATCCAAAAATAATTATTAAATTAAAACTTGCTTGTTGTTTCATATCGGTTTTATCTCCTTTATTCCATTTTCTTTAATTACTTCTGTATAAGGCTCTTTTTCATATTTGTCACATTGTTGTTGTTTTTTTGAATTATATTTATCACATAAATATTTCCTTGCACAACTTTTACATTCCATTATATTAATTCCTCCAATATTATTATAGTCCTGTCTTTTATACCATATACTTTTTCTGCCTCTATTTTATATATTTGATTGTCATCTTTATATACTAATTTATTGAATGCATCTAATATACATTTTATTATGTTATCTATATCAGGCTTTTTAGTAAATGGCTTTCCATATAATTGCTGTGCCTTTTTTTGACTTGTAGATTTGGGTGGTTCAATTTCAACTTTTATTTTTACACTAAATGGATTTTCACTTAATTCTGGTCTCCCATATTTTTTCTTAAAATATAATTTTAATTTATTTTCAAATATTCTTGTTTTTTCTGGTGTATATGCTGTGTGTGTTATTGTATTTATTCTTGGTCTACCTTTGCCAACTGCTCTCTCTCTTACTTCTAATACATATATCATCTTCTTTTCCTCCATCTACAAAATTTTCACATTTATATTTTCCTTTAAATGTTTCTAATTCTAATTGATTACAACCATAACACTTTTTACATATTCCCTCTAATTTTGGATATTTCATACTCTAAAATCCTAACTCTGCCACACTTGGTATACAATAATTACTTCTATGTTCTGTGTCTTGTATTATTCTACCATCATAAACATATTGATTTCCATTTTCACAATTACATCTTGCAACATAATCATAAGGAATTTTTATATTTCCATTATCAATTAATTTAGTATATATTATAAAACCTTCTCCATTGCATTTATTACAATCTACTTTTTCAATTTGTTTTTTATTATCTATATGATATCCTAATCCTTTATTTATTTCTACTATATCTGCTAATTTAGGCATAAATTTACAAGTTCTAAATACTTCTTTGATTATTTGTCTATATCTTTGTGCTGACATTTTACCTATTTCTTCATTCCATATTTTTCTTTGAAATTCATCTAGTTCTTTTCCATAATATTTTTCCAATTTACTTGTTTCTTCTACAAACTCACCAAGCGTCATTTTTCATTGCCTCCTCTAACTCTTTTATTTTTCTAGCTGTCTTTTCTTCTTCTGTTTCTTCTCTAACTCCTTTTTGTTGTTCTTCTTGTATATCTGCTATTACTTTATAGCCTTTTCTAACCCAATCGTTTAGTATACCTTTAACATATATCATACTTCTTTTATTTCTAATACTTGCTATCTTAATTGCTTTTATAATTAATTCATCTTCCATATTATCTAAATAACTAAATAATTCTTCTGCTACTGCTGGTGTTATCATTCCTATATTTTCTTCATAACATTTTGTTATATTTCCAACAGCATTCTTTTCTTCTTTTTCATTCTTATCATTCTTATCATTCTTGTTTGTTGCCCTTTGTTTGCCCTCTGTTTGCCCTCCGATTGTCCTCTTGTGTGCCTTCTCGTTTGCCTTCTTCTTCATCTTTATCTTGATAATCGCTATATTTTTCAATAGTTATAAGAGAATATCTGCTTGTCCCTTTGATTGCCACTTCGTTTGTCCTTTTTAGCTTATCTAATGCAGTTCGTACTTGTTTAGGTGTTAAATTGGTTTCTTCTGCTAAATGAGAAATTGATGTAATTTTTTGTCCTCTTAATATTGTTATGCCTTGCCATTTATTTTCTTTATGGTTAGCTGTTAATAGTAAATGTAAAAATACTATTTTTGTATTGTTGTCTTTGTACCATTCCCAGTCCACCATTTTTCTATGTAATTTGATCCAGCCTTCCATATCCTTTCTCCTTTATAAACAAATAAGGAAACCTGCGACAGTCTTTACAGATTTCCTTATGTATATCAAAGCTATTTCTAGCTTATAATATCTATGTAATTGTTAGACTGTCTTTTGTATTGTTATTATATATATAATTTTTTATTTTGTAAAGTATTTTTTATAAATTTTTATTATCTTCTTCTAATTTTTTGGGTTCTATTTGATATTCTTCAACAAATTTTATTAAATTATCTAACACTGTTTCTTTAACATTTTTCAAATAAATATTTCTTGTTTCTATATAATTATGTGCATATTTTGTTCTAACATTTATTTCAAGTTCTTTATCATTTCCATCGAATGATATTTCCATATACAATTTTCTTGACTTTTGAGAAAACTCATATACTGCTATAAATAAATCTTTTAATTTTTCTTCTATTTTTATATTCATTTAATTTTCCTCCATTTCTTTATCTACCTCTTTTTGAATATCTTTCAAAGTTTTTTCTATTCCTTCTTCGCTTACTCCTAAATAAAACAATATACATTGTAATAATTTGTAAGTAGCCATGTTTTGTTTCATTATTAATTTTAACATTTCTGTCATTTATTTATCATCTCCTTTAAAATTGGTCTGTATTTCTTTTGATTTTTATGTACTACTTCTAAATGACAATGTCCGACAAAGCATAATACAATTATTAATATTATTTGTTAAGTCTTTTCCTCTACCGCATTATATGATGTAAATGTAAATTTAAACTTGTTCCACATAGTCTGCATTTTCCTTTGTCTCTTTCATAAACTTGCTGATATATTTCTTTTTTTACACAAACTCTATTCTTACTTACTTTTTTTATAGGCTTATTTGCCACGAGGTTTCGATTTGAGCAATTTTTACAGTCTACCTTATAATCTATATACCTTTTATAATATTTGCACTTTATTTTGCCATTTAATGCTTTACTCATATTTTTACAATACATATTATACCTCAAACACTTCTATGTTATAATCTATTGATGTATCTGCATAACCTCTATTATTATACATTTTGCTATAACTTGGCTTTCCTATTCTATATCTAAAATTATTTATAGCTTTTAATTCTGAAATTGCATAAGTTTCTCCTAAATATTTTCTTTTTATTTCTTTGTATTCTATTTGATTTATATCAGAATATGTTACTAAATAACCTTTATATTTTTTCTTCATAATTACTCCTCTAAAATATATTTTGTTACATAAGCATTTGTTCCATCTGCTCTTTTTACTTTTATTCTTTGTGCTGATATATTATATCCATCTTTTCTTAATCTATATATTTTATCAGAGAGCCTCCAATCCCAGAATAACTTAATTGCTTGTAACTGTGTTATACTTTTATTTAATTTTAAATGTTCTAATATTCTTTCTTTACCTGTCATTTGTTATACCTCCTATTTTATACTTTGTAATAATGACTTTATATTTTCAGGTGTTTCTGTTTCTATTCCTATTGCTTTACAGTCTTGTACTACACCATCAATTAATTTTGCCATTTGTTTTGTGTTATATGAACTTGAACCATAATAAGCATTTATTCCTATTTTGCCATTTTCTGCTATATCTACTACATCTGTAAACCAAGCTATACCATGTTCACTCCACATTTTATTAAATGTTGAAACATTGTCTTTGTCTATCTCCCAATATCTAAAAACACCCAATTGTCTTACTCTTTTTTTATATTCTTCAATAACATCTAATCCCATTTCTAGACATAATTGACCTAACAATTCCCAAAAATATCTATTAGCTTTATTACTTCTTTTTTCCTTATATAGTTCAAATTTATATAACTTTTTATTATCTTTTATATTTTCTAATTCTTGTCTTATTTGTTCTTTATTTCCTATCATATTATATTTTCCTCTATAAATTTATTGAGTTCTTTAACCAATTTCATTTCATATTCATCGTCAATATTTACAAGCCCCAAAACATAATGCACTTCATCTCTATAAAATTTTTGATATAATGTTGTACTTTCAATTAAAATTGGTAAAAAATAATAAATTCTTGCAAAATCAATTTGTATGCTTTTATTGTTACTTAAATCTATATAATATTTTGACATAATTTACCTCCCTAAAAAGGTAAATCATCATCTGATGTAATTTCAAATTCATTTTGTTCCTGATCATTTAGTACATATTCTTCTTTGCTTATTTTTTCATATTCCATTATTACTAATTTTGGTTTTGCTAAACCTGTCTTTGTTTTATACATACTAAAGAATGCATCTTTTATATCAATTCTGCAAAATGTACTATCTGGCTCTTGCCCTTTCTTGAATTGTACATCTATATACATTTTATCTTCTCCGTTTCTTGCTTGTGTTTGCCACCCATAATTTCCTTTATTTACATATATTTTCATTTTTATTTCTCCTCCATTTTATATAAAAACACTCTTTTATTTGTATTTTTGTTTTTTATTGATAAACCTGTTATTCTCTTATCTTTTATTTGTATTGCATCTACATAAAATTTTTCTTTACAAGTATAAATTATATTTCCATAATTATCTTTTCTTTTACTATCTTCTATTTTACAGTCTTTCGCATCTATCCATATAAAAGGTGCCGTGTAAAGTTCTCTGCCTATACCCCAATTAAAACCAGCTCTTTTAAAACTATCACTTGCTAACCCTTTTTCTTTTTCTGTAAAACTTTCTGTTCCTGTATCTTCTTTACTTATCCATTGACTTTTTTCTTGATCCCATATCTCTATTGTACAATTTGCATTGTCTCTTGTATGACTTCTTTTCCAGTTCATATTTCCAACTGTTTCATCTAATATGTCCATATCTACTCTTGCATCTTTATATAATAATAAACTTAATCCATTTTGTTTTACTATTGATATTCTACAGTCAATTTCTTCTGCCTTTAAATTTCTAAACATTGTTTCCATCTTCTAACCTCCTTTTAAATTCATCATCTAGTATTGCTAATTGCTTTTGTAATGTTTTATATTGTTTTAATAAAATTGTTCTTTCAAACACTAATTGTTTATAATCATATTTTGAAATTATATTTTCATATTCCATTATCTTATCTCCCTTAAATATTGTTCATAACTATAATTATAACTTGGTTCTTCTATTGGAAATTCATCATTTTCTACTATTTCTATTTCATTTTTCATGTCACACCATATTTCTCTTATTCTGTCTATATATTCTTGTGGTATATCTTTTTCATAAGTATTATCTATTTTTTGTAATTTTTCTATGACTTCTTCCATTAATTCTATATCTCTTGTATCCATAATATTACCTCCTTGACATTTTAATTGTTTGGTGGTATTATTAAATTAATATACTTTTCCGTATATTACCCACCACATGAAGTTATTACTATTTTTCAGTAGTAACTTCTTTTATTTTGCGTAGTCTTAATTCTGCGTTGTTATAAGTATTGCTTTCTAATAATTTAGTTATTTGTCTTTGTTTTCTTTTTAATTTTGTGTTTTCACTTAATAATTTTAATTCGTTTCTTTCTGCTATTTCTAGCTTATCTTCTAATTCATATATTTCATTATGTAATTCTTGGTTTCTGTCACACATTAAATCATAATCTTTTTTAGTAATAAACATTTTATTTACTCCCTTCTATTTAAATATTATATTTACTAACACTGATAAAACCAATGGCAACCATATAAAAGCTGTTGCTAATAATAATTCAATAATCTTTTTCATTTGTTTTCTCCTTTCTTATCTGCATAATTTTTGTCTAATATAAGTTGATACTGTAAGTCCTTCTTTTTCTGCTTTCTTTTTTATAATGTCTTTTTCTTTTTCTGTTACTTTAATTATTATATTTTTATCTCTCATTTTTTACCTCCTTTCTTATATCACTTAATATTTTTTCTATGGTATTTATTTTTACTAATACCATATCAAAATCATGTTTTGTTTCTTTTCTTTGTGTTTTGCAATATTCATTTCTTAATTCGTTTCTCCATTGATTTAATTCTTTTAATTCCTTTTCATATTTTAATAATATATTTTTCATATCTTTTACCTCCTTTTTTATTGTATTTGTATTATATACTATAATTTTAAATTTGTAAATATCTTTTTTATATTTTTTTAATATTTTTTTAATATTTTTTTAAACAAATAAAAAATACAAGAGATGACCTAATTCTCTTGTATTTATAAACAGCTATGCAACAACTGATTGAGATGAACGAGAGTTCATCTCTTTCTTTTTTTATTATAACATATTTAATAAATAAAATCAATAAAAGAGGACTAGATTATTCTAGTCCTTGATCTAATTTTAGGCTTCAAATTGTGCAAAGAAAGTATCTGCATCATCAATCTTTTTGTATGCAAGTGTTGCTAAATCTACTTTATACATTTTTATTTTGTTTTCGTATCTCATAGCATTGTATTCGTTATAGAAATTTTTTGCATTTTCTTCGTTGTCAAAGTATGTAATTGATACCTCTCCAGTTATTGCTCCTTCATCGTTATATTTTGTAAGTTTAATTCTAAAATTTTTCATTTTAATCTCTCCTTTTTATTTTATTTTAATCCCCAAACAACTACACGAGTACCTGTTTGGAAATTTGCATTACTTGTTATTTTTAAATCTGTTATATTGTCCATAGTAGAAGCAACTGGAGCTCTACCTTGATATAACATTGTCCATGTATTAGATGCTACATTATATACTTTTAATTCAACAGAACTGTCTCTAATAGCTGTTGTTTGCAAATAAGGTTTACCTTCAAGCTCAAACTCATATAATGTATCAGCATTTTTACAAACATTACCAAAAACTTGATAAGCACTTGAGCTATTAGCTCTGTAAAATGATATATTTGCATTATTGGTATCTACTGTACCTCTTATCTGTATTCTTATTTTCTTGAATTTACCTTCATACGCATAATCGGTATAAGCTAAAGCTGTTGAACTGTCTGCTTGCAATGTCTTATCAACAAGTTTCTCCCATTCATTACTTTCTGCTCCTAACATTTCTCTTATCTTTTGTTTAGCTGTATCTGTATAAGTTCCTACTGGATTAGTAGAACTAGCTTGTGTTGTATCTCCACTTGCTTTTGCTAGTCCGTAAAATACAGAAGCATTTTCTTTGTCTGGTGTTATTGGTCTACGATTTCCTGTACCTTCTTTAATTTGTTGGTCACTTGCTGGATTAATAATAAGTTCTCCACTTTGATTAATAGTTGTTCCTGCATCTGTTTTTGCTTTAACAACTCCTAAAGACTGTGTAGTTCCCATTGGTATATTAGCAACTCCATTATTTACGATACTTGTACCGTTTACTTGAACATCATCAACTTTTTCTTCTAGTTCATTTTCTATATTATTTAGTTCCTTTTCTATATTACTAAATGCTTCTGCATTAATAAACAATGGAGCATTTCCAGTTTCGTGTGTACTTGTGATATTTGTTTGTCCAGCATAACTCATAACTTCTTTTATCGTATTTAATTGTCCTATTAATGTTGTATCAGTTATTTCTGTTGTTGTTGGTGTTTCTAATACATAATAAATTGTTATATTATGTGTACTTAACCAAGTTTTAAAACCATTTACATCATCATAATTAGTATCTTTTATTAATACAGTATAATTATTTGTAGATGAAGCATAACAATATTCTCCATTCAGTAAAGATGTTGCAGTCAGTTTTTCTTCTTTAAATTCATAATAATCACAAAGAGATTTTCTTGCAGTTGATATTCTACCACTTGCAAATGTATTTGTTGAATATTTAAACCAACCATCACTAGTACTTCCATTATAAATTTTTTTATCAACTGTTTTATAAAGATACCATTTATCTTCATCTTTATAAAAATAATCTCGATAATCTCCTAATCCACATAATGTTATATTTCCTAGATTTATTGTGTATGTTTGACTTTCAGTATTATCACTATTTGATATTAAAATTGTATTATTTCCAGTAACAACTCTTATATTTTGTGGATAGTCTGGTGATGGACTTGCTTTACCACCAACATAAGGCTCGTATGAAGTTTGTGTTGTGCCAATTTCAGCTTGTAAATTATTATAGTCAACATAATCTCCTGTTGTACCTTCTCCAGCACTTGCATATAAAAGCAACCATATTCTGTCACAATTTGTTGGAAAACTAGATGGAATTGTTACAGTTGCCTTTTTTGAACCTGAACTTGTACCTGCTATTCCACCTATATATTGTATAGCTGTTGAAGTTGAAGCTCCAAAAAATAAATATGCTTGTGCAGTATTTGACCCACTAACAACTATATCACTAGAAATTGTTACTTTATTTCCTAAAAGTTCACTCATACCTAATGGCATTGCATAATATCTTGAATTACCACCATCAGTAATTGTAATACGAACTCCTGTATCTAATACAGTTTTTGTTGTCACTGAACTTCTACCTTCTGCATTTTTATTAAATAAATTCTTACCAGTATATTGATTTTGTTCTGTATTACCTTTAATTCCTACACTCATTTTAGCTTCAATAGTGTCTAATGTTATTTCTGTACCATTTGCACTTACTTTTGGTAATTGCTCTGTAACACTCTCTAAATAGCTTATTTCAGTATCTTGTACCGCTTGAGAATTATCTAATGTTGTTTGATTAACAAGTTGTTTACCAGTAATGACATTTTCAAGAGTTCCTTTACCTATAAAAGAATTAACACTCATTGACTGATAATCCGAATATGTTTTACTAGGAGTATTTGGTCTGCCATCGCTATTTAAAGCAAAGTTGTAAAATGTGCTTGTTTTCAATATTCCGTTTTTATTTTCTTCTGCATAATCATTTGTTCCAATCTTACTATTCCAAGTTTCTTTTTCGCTTGATGTTACAAATTTATTTGTTTGATTAGTATCATCTACTAAATCACTTGCTAATTTATTTTGACTAGTAATTTCAGCTTGTAAACCACTTATCAAATCTCCTACTGGAATATCTATTGTATTTCCATTTTGTAGAGTTAAAATTATTTTTTTGTTGGTACTGTCATAAGTACCACTTACTACAACACTTTCAAGAGGTAAATCAACCGTTCCTGTACTTAACACTGTTCCTGTACTGTTTTTTAGCTTAATTGTCATAACATAAGTTGAACTGTTTATACTTAAATCTAAAATCGAACCTGTTTCTGTTTTAAGGGAATAATTAACTAGCACATTTTCTTGTATGTCATTTTTTACTTCTGTTTCTATTTCTGTTATATCTTGTTCTGTAAAATAATCTACTCCCTTCTGAGGTGTATAACCATCTTGTCCATTAGTACCATCATTAACTTTAGTAGTTGTTGTTTCTCCTTCTTTATCTGTTATAGATATTTCTACCCCATCAGATACTCTTTCTGCTGTTATATCTATATTTTCTACTTTATCTATTTCTTCTTCTAATATATTAATTACTGTATTTACTCCGTGTATTTCTTCTGGTGTTATTTCATCAGAAGCGTCTATATTGTCATAGAATTTTAAGGTTTTAGTTTTGCTTCTAAAATCCACATCATCTTTAGTTAACCATATATAAAAATCAACTTGTTTGTATTTTGTTATTGCATTTGTTATTTTATATTCATTGTTTTGTATTATATCCCATACATTACCATCTTTAGTTATAAAAACTATTTTTTTATTAAAATTTTCATATTCTTCTGGCACATCTATTTTTATTGTTTCTGCTTTATTTTCATTTTGTGTGTTCTGTGCATAAATTAAAATTAATTCTCTATCTTTTTTAGCTTTAACTATCATACATTGCCACTCCTTTTATTTTTTTATAGATTTTGCTTTTGCTAAACTTCCTTTACCAAAATATCCATCTTGAGTAAGTTTATAAGTTTTTTGATATTTCTTTACAGCTTTTAATGTAGCCTCTCCAAAAATACCATCTACTGTAAGTTTTGAATTGATACACCAGTTAAGGAATAATTGTAGTCTTTTAACATTAATTCCTTTGTCTCCTTTTGATAGATAACCTTTTTTTCCTAAACTAGGGAATGTTCCAGTATATCCTTTTTTAGTGCTTGGTTTACTTTGTGTTTTGAATATTTCGTCTTTAAATTCTTCCCATGCTTTCTCGTCTTTTACATAATAAGCTGGACAATTTTTTCCTGTAACATCAAAATGTCTTATTACATGCTCTTTCTTAATTCCATACTTTTTAACTAATTCTCTACCTAGTAAAATAGCATTTTCTCTTGTTTTAGCACTAATATCGTGCTTTTTATTCTTAATTGTATCACACATTTCAATTCCAATCGAATTTGTGTTAGTACAAATCTTATGGAATTTATGTCCTTTACTTCCTTGTAGTCCACCACCACAATGCCAAGCCACATAGTTATCTGGTACTGATATTGTTACACTATCATCATCTACAAATCTATGTGCAGAAGCTTTAACTATATTATTGTGAAAATAATTAGCATTTCCTTCATCTGTATCTCCATCATTTGCTGTATAGTGATAGACCAAGAACTTAATGTCTTTTGTGTTTCTTTTGCTTCCATAATTTTTTCTATTAGCAATATTTGTTTTTGTTTTAAAATCTATTTTCTTCATTTCCTTTT